CTCGCCATCGCGGAACGGGCCATCGACAACTGGTGGGCTCGTGGTGGGGTGCAGGACCCGTCTGAGATGCGCCAATTTGACATGTCAGATTCCTTCGCGTTCATCGGTTTCGACAGCCAGCCGAACCGGCTGAGCGACCCGCACCCAGACGCCTCCGAGCTGAGGCTCCGCGACGGGACGAACCGGGTGAGCGTGAGGAAAGATGGCACTGTCCACGTCGGGACGAGCGCCAGCGCGTCGGCGTTCACGGCCATCATCAACGGGGTGGTGATGGGCATGTGCATTGAGCCCTACACGAAGCAGACCTTCGGTTTTCTCGGGCTCACCTCGAGAAACGTGATGGCGAAGCCATGAACGTGAGAAGGCTTGAGGCGGACGGAGAACCGGCGTTCGGGCGCCCGACGTCGATCATACCGGCGGGAAGCGCGGCCGTGGCACAGCTCGTGTTCATGCGGGTAAAGCTGTCAGCTGGTGAGTGGTTCCTCGACCGTTTCGCGGGCGTCACGTACTTCGACACCGGCTCGGGTGAGCCTCGGGTGTTCGGCGGAGCGGCGGACCCCGGCCTTCTCGAGTCGTCGATCAAAAACGTAGTCTTGTCGACGGAGGGGGTCTCAGAGCTTCTCCAGTTTTCCATGACGTTTGACCATGACACTCGCAGGGCGTCGGTCGCGATGAAGTACGCGGACGTCTACGGCGAGGTCGTAACTCGTAACATGGTGGTGCCATGAGCGTGATCAGCATTGGCGTGTCTAACTCCGGGTTCTACCGCGACAGGCTCGACGACATCAAGACGAAGCTGGAGGCCGGGGTGAAGGGAATCTACGGGTCAGACAGCAGCCTGGACCCAGCGACGCCGGACGGTCAGATCATCGGCATCATAGCCGAGTGCGCAGACGATGAGGCGCAGGCGCTGGAGGACGTCTACAATGGACGCGACCCGCGCGTGGCGAACGGACAGAACTTGACGGCGGCCGCGGCCTTAAATGGCGTGTATCGTGAGGTCGGCGACTACTCCTACGTCGACGTGGCTATGACGACCAGCAAGGTCGGCGCTGTGATGCCGGCCGGCCTCCTGGTGCAGGACGAGGATACCGGGGCGACGTACGCTCTGGTCACCAGTTTCACGTCCACCGGCGGGACCGTCCTGGCGACGTTCAAGGCGGTCGAGAAAGGTTCTGTCTCCTCGGCCGGCAAGGTGACCAAGATCGTCAACCCGACCTACGGCCTGGCGTCTGTGACGAACCCTGACCCGTCGACAACTGTAACGGCGGAGGAGACGGACGAGCAACTGCGCATACGGCGAAACGAGTCCGTGGCTGCTCCGACGTCGGGGTTTCTGGACTCTATCCGCGCCGGCGTCCTGGCTGTCGCCGGAGTGGGCAAGGTGAAGGTCCATGAGAATGACACTGGCACGTCGAAGGACGTGAAGTCTGGAGACCAGGCATTGGCTCCTCACAGCGTGGCGGTGCTGGTGACCGGCGGGTCGGCGAGCGCAATAGGAGCCGCCATCTACGCCCGCAAGACTCCTGGCCTGGCGACCGTCGGCACGTCTGAAGTCGCCGTCAACGACTCTCTAGGAATACCACACGTGATGAGGTACACCGTCGCAACGGAGGTGCCATACTTCGTGAAGGTGCTGTATAAAGAGCGGCCAGGGTCTGGTTTCGGCGCCAGTGGCGGCGAGGTGGCCGTAGCAGCCGCGCTGAAAGCTTGGTCAGACGCGTCGCAGCTCCCGAGTGAGGATGTGTACAGGTTCTTCCACGCGGCCATCGCGCAGAACGCTGTGATAGGCCTCGATGGGCTTCCCGCCATCGTCGTGGAAGACCTCCAGCTGGGCTTCGCGGCTGAAACTGTGGCGTCCACTGATCTCATTCTGATCTGGAACCAGATCGGGACGCTTCTCGCAGAGAACGTGGCCTTTGAGGTGGTGGCATGAGCGTCACACAGATCAACCACGCTGAAGTGGCTGCGTCGAGGCTCACGGGTCTCTACCGCGACAAGCCCAAGTGGTGCGCTCTCGTCGCGATGCTGGCTGGCATGTGGGACGACATAGCGGCCGCGGCGGCGGACGTTGCTCGGCTAGATGACGTCGACGCGAAGCGCGACGATGGGAGCTACTTCGTGGGAGGCGTGAACCTCGACGTGCTTGGCGCGCGCGTCGGGCAGTCGCGCCGCGCGTCCGGTGCCATCCCGCTGATCTACTTCGGTTGGGATGATGATGACGACGCGTACGGCTGGGGTGAGGACGACGACGAGTTGTCTGGCGGTAGGTGGTACGAAGACGGGCTGCCTCTGACGGCGGACGCGATCATGGATGATTCGACGTTCCGGGTCGCCATCAGGATGCGAGTCCTGAAGAACTCCACGAAGGATCTCAACCTCGAGACGATCATCGCGGCTCTCCTGCACATATTTCCCGACGCCCCGTCGATCGGCACCTACGCCTTGGTCTTGTACGAGGTAGCCGGTGCCGTGCTGTTCGGCATCGGGCGGAAGCCCACGGACCTCGAAGTCACCCTGCTGAGATACACGGGAGCCTTCCCGAAACCCGGAGGGATCTCGGTCGGTAGTTTTTACTGGGTCTACGGAGAACCGACCTTCGCGTTCGACGATGACCCCGACACCGTGTCCGCCGCCGGATGGGGTGACGACGAAGACGGCGGCGGCACATTCGCAGAGGAGTTCTGATCATGGAGACACCGGCAACGCGCGAGGCAGTGTGGGCTGAGTCTGGCGACGTGACGACGCCGTCGACGGGTGAGCAGCAGGCAGGTTTCGTCGCCGGGAAACCGAGCCGGCGAAAAACCAACTGGCTTCTCAACTGGCTCGACAACGCGGTCCAGTGGGTGCTGGAGCAGGGGTACGCCGTGGCTTCCGAGGTGGCGACGGACCTGTCTGACCTCCACTCCGCGATCACCGATGAGACGAGCGACGCCGTCGACGCCGCGATCGGAGACGTCAGCAGTGAGGCCCCGGTGAACACCCTGACACCCGACGACGGCACGATCGGGTACACGTACACGACGAGGTTTCCCGGGAGCGCGGTCAAGTGTCACTACTTCCGCCTCACCTTCGCGTCAGGCGGTGGCCCTATACGCACCGCCGAGATCACGCTCAGCGGCGCGTCGGCGTTCGCGGTGGGCGCTGACAACGTGATAGTCTCAAGCGGGTGGGACATCAAGGGGCCGGCGGATACGGCGCGGCCTGACGTTCGCGGGTACGTCACGGGAAACCAGACGTTCAAGGTCGTCGCCGTCGACATCGACGACGCCTACGCGATGATCGTCGAGGGGGTCGTCCAGGGACACTAGGGTGCGCCGTGACTGCCTGGCGAGATACGTACCTCGAACTGTTCCGCGAAGCGGACGAGGCAAAGGCCGCGGCCATGCGGAACTTCATGGCTGGCATCGGGAACCCCTCACAGGTCCCGGCGGACAACCTCGTAGCGTTCGTAGACGCCGTCACGACAGCTCAGTGGCAGGCACTCCTCAGACATATAGGCCCGGTGTCATCGGACGAGACGATCACAACAGACGTTCTCAGGACGGCGGATGGGGTTCCGCAACTGAACCTGCGCGCGAACGCGGGGCTCGTCCCCCTGAAGCGTACCGTGTACAACACCGCGGGGTCTTTCACGCACGCGTTCCTGGCAGCGGCAAGCAAGGCGATGATCGAGGTCGTGGGGGGTGGCTCGGCGGGCGGCGGTGCCGCGGCCGGGAGCCCGGGGGACTGCGCGGTTGGCGGCGGCGGCGGCGGCGGCGGGCTGACCATGGCGATCCTGACTCTGACCGCGGAGGAGCGAACGGCGCAGGTCGTGGTAGGTGACGGCGGCGCCGGGGTCGACGCGGAGCAGGGAGGGGTCGGGGAAGACTCGACGCTCGTCTACGACGGCACCACGTACACGGGCGGCGGGGCGACGGTCGGTGGCTACGCGGGCGTGAGCGGGTCGGCGCCAGCGTGGGTCGATCACGGCGGTCCCGGCGTCGGCGCGGGTGGTGATATCATCGCGGTCGGGTGCGA